TTGATTTTCTAATGAGAAATAATTTACGAGCATACAGACAGGTAACAGATATTGCCGAAACTCGTGAATTACAATTAAACAATGATCAGCAAAGCTGATGATAACAAAGGAGAAAACAATGAGTGAAGATGTAGTATGGTGTAATCTTGTAAGAAACCATAACAAGAATGAAGCGAAGCAACCGGATTGGGTAGCACCACCAAACGAAAATGCGCCAGAAGGAAAGAAGTGGACCAAAGGTGTGAAGATGGCAGATGGTAGTTGGTGGAACCAGTGCGCTTGGGATGAACAGGATGGAGAAGGAAATGTTGTTGGTATAACTGTCAAGATTTCACCACCTACTTCCAATACTGACAAACCTGCAACCTCAAATAAAGGGTTTCAAAGCAAACCTAATTATGGTAACAAACAATCATATAAGTTTTAATTAACTTATATCTAGTCTTGGGGGAGTTTTTCTTTCTAGTTCCCTTTCGGTAGTTTTCTTCCCCAAGACACCTCTCTCAATATGGATAAGAAAATAACAGATATAGATCAAGAAATTGAAAAGAAAGTTATTGATGATCGACAAAAAGATTATGGTGACTATCAAGAAAACTTTGTTTTATTAGCAGAAATGTTTACAATTATATTGTTTGGTAGTTTAAAAAAAAGAATAAAACCATATCAAGTAGGTCAATTAATGATGGCTCTAAAACTATATAGATCAACAAAAAATTTTAAAGCAGATAACTATTTGGACCTTAGTGTATATAATAAAATGACCAGAGAGATACACAAAAAAGAGGTTGCCAAAAAGGATAAAGTATGAAAAAATACCGAAGAATTATCAATGGTGAGTGTTCATTTCAAATGATTGAACTATTTGATGATGTAAAGAAGGCTGCAAACAACTCCAATAATGGAGAGCTTGTAGAATGTAAGATCAATAATTTAAAGATTGATTTTACAACAGTACAAAAGGAGCATGATGGAACAGATCAGATTGCGTCTGCAGAAGCTAAAGGATCTTCAAGCAAAGAAGCATGAGAAGTATCTGGAAGCAAAACAAAAAGTCGGTAAGTATCAGAAAGATTCTTACAGATTAATATGGAAGATAGAGCAGACAAAAGAAGAATTAATGAGAAGATAAACTTATTAATTTAATTTTTTAAAAAAAACTGAAGGAAACGTAGGGGATCTATGACCAAAAATATAAACAATGTATACGAAAATCATATTAAATATCTAAATCAAAATGAATTTATTTATGAAGTTAAATCATCATACGATTTGTTAAGCGAAGATAAAAAAAAAATTTATAGACTTGGTTTTATCAATGGCTGCAAAGAAATGCAGGATAGAAAAAGACCGGTTCAAGTTGCGCCACCAAATAAAAAGATTGTAGGTTTTAGTTTTAAAACACCGAAACCATCTGATGTACAATCAGTTATAAATAAAATTTGTATTTACTTTGAGGTTCACAAAGAAACATTGATGGGTAAGTCAAGAACATCAAGCATAGTTAGAGCTAGAAATGTTATTCATAATTTATTATTTGAAAAATATAATATGGGTTTAACAGATATTGGTAGATACTTTGGACAAGATCATACCACAGTTTTACATTCAATAGAGATGAAACGAGATCAAAGAAGATTTTGGTCACCGGAAAAAACTTTGTGGCAAGAGTACGAAAAGATAAAAGAAACTGTAGCAGAAACTATTAAAGAATAATAGTTATGTTTTTGCGTAGTTAGGTTTCTTACCTTGTCTAGTTTTTCTTTCAGCTTTCTTTTTTCTTGATACTGCAGCAGCTCTCTGACTTGCAGACATGGACCTAGCTTTAGCAGCAGGAACACACTTGGGATAGTTCTTTCTTTTTTCCCCACCACTACGACCACACTTCGGAAAGCCACCACCCTTTTTAGGGTTAGCAATATCTACCCAGTTAGCTTGTACCCAAGATCGTAAACCTTTTGACATTACTTTCTTTTTTTCTTTGTAGCTTTAGGTTTTATTCTACCACTACATACACCGGCTGCATACATGTTTGCATACGCAGATGGATACACTTTAAACTTACGTTTGGCAGCAGCCTTACCTTTAGCACATAGTTTAGCCATGTTTCTTTTGTACTGTAAACTTTGCCATCTTTACAGCTCCTTTATGTGGTTTATAAGTACCTTTCATCAGTTTAAAGGTTGAACCTTTTTTCATCCAATGAAAACCTTTAGGTGCTTTTACAGATTTAGTTGCCATTATTTTTTCTTTTTATTTTTATTCTTCTTCATTTTTGCTGCAATAATTTTTTTCTTTAATGCAGGTGGAAGATTTTTCTGTTTACCTTTTAACATTAGTACATTCTCCCTTTAGATTTTTTAGCTTTCTTTGCTTTCTTAACTTTCTTTTTTGTCATTGGTTTCTTCATTTTATATCCCGGCATATTGTTTCTCCTTTAATTTACGTTTACAATAGTTATCAAAACAAGAACCATCTTTACCATCATGGCAAAAATACTTCTTGGTATGAGTTATAATCCATCCGCCTTCATTACTCAATAGTTCTTTATTACATTCTTCACAATAACCACAAAGCCTAACTGTTTCTCTTTTAACCCAAGTCTTACGTTTCATTAACAGTTCCAAGCACGAAGTGCTTTGTTAATTCTACTGTTAGGATCTCTTGCAGTTTTAGCTGAAGTCAATTTCTTCTTCATGCCTTTCATCCTCGCACAGAAACTAGCTCTACGTTTGTTGCCTACTTTTTTACTTGGTGCTTTTAAGTTTCTCTTCTTGCCGGTCTTTGTACGACCTTTGTTATAAGAAGCTCTACCTTTAGCATTTAATCCTCCTTTAGGATTCTTGCCTTCTTTACGTTGCCATGCTGGTGTCTTTGCCATAATTACTCCAATATAAGTTTCTTGATTGATAAGGACCCATCAATATTTTTTTCAAGCTCTGCCTTGCTACGCACACATTGGTAAACAATATTACTACCAGTGTTTGTACGATTTGCTAATCTTTTACCTTTAAGGCAAGTGCTAAGATCGGGTTGTATACGAGCTTCTTTTATCTCTGAATTAATTACTAATAATAATGCTACCACTATTTCAATCATGACCATTACCATTTTGTCTTACTTTATCTTTTAAATGTTCAATATCTTTTAATGCTTTTTCTAATTGGTTTTTTAAAAATTCTATATTAACTTTGTTAGTCATGTTCTGCTCTTGATTTTCTGTAAGTTTTTCTACGTCAGCAAAAACTGATTCCAATAACATAAACTGTTCTTGATCAGTTGGTTTTTGTTCTGACTTTTTAAGTAAGTCAGCTTGAAATAATTCTCTTGATGTTTCAAGTGATGTAAGTCTAGCAGTAACTTCAGTGTATGCAAAGATACCCATAGCAACCGCTACAATGATACCAACCATATTTTTGATTGGCATACTTACAGATGTATTTTCAGATACTTTCATTTCTTTTTCTTCTTACATTTACAACGTGGCGCAAATAGTTTGTCTATCAAACCACAAAGTATATCTAATTTTCCAAAAAAATTATAGATAAATTTATCAATCATGTTGCTGGTCCTCCACAAAAAGCCAACAACGTAAGCATTATTATAAGAAAACCTGTGAAATAGTAGTTCATCCTGTCTATCTCCATAGGTTATCCTTATGTTTGATTATATAATGATAGCAATAACCAATACTACAGCTATTGCGATAACCATTTCTTTATGGTCTGTCCAATAGTGCATAGCTTTGTTCTTAATCTTTTGTATCATATTTAAGTCCTGTTCGTGTGTAGGTATATCATCATGCATATTTATATCCTCCGACTTTTTATTATAAGATATTACTTCCCTTGTCCACGATTTTTTGATTTACCTTTTTGTCTCTTTCTATGTTTATTCATAGAAGATAGTTTAGGTCGTCTACCTATACTTGTTTTTTTTGGTATTCTGACGTGTTCTAGTTTTTCGAGATTTAACTTTTTTTTTGCCATAACCTTGTTGTGATAAGTGTGTTACTCTCTTACTATATTGTTGTGCATACAACTTCATTTTGTGTTTGCTTGTTTTAAATGTTCTTTACCCATATAATTTCCATCCCAATTAGAACTTACATGAGTAGGTTCTACATCATTTAACCAGTGTTGAATAGATATAAAAGCACCTCCCTTATCAGATGCTGTTCCGCCATGAGGATCATTTGGTCTTACTCTTATAGTTTGATAAAGATTAATTGGAAAACCATTCTCTTCTTTAAATGCTTCTTCGTGATCAATTATAGTTTCACCAGAGTGAGTGAATTTCATTCCATATAAAAAACATTCATAACTATCTACATCTGGATGTGTGTGTTGTGGTATTACACAGTTAGGCTGACATATAAATAGTTCTACTTGAAAAGATTTTACTCTATATAAAACTATACCACTAACACCTTCTATGAATACTAAACCATTTTTCATAGGTGTATATACTTTATCTACTTCACCAGAGGTTAGATACCAGTGCGCAAAATGAGATAGTTTGTCTTGATTGGGATCAATCATTTTTTAACTAAGGACCCACCAAAGTATAAACCAATAATTGCAGATACTAAGTTAGTATCTAGTGGTGTAATGATTATTCCTTTAGCATCCATAGGTACCCACTTCATAATTTCTTTACCTTCAAAGAATAAAAATCCGGGTTTAAATTGTGTGTAGCCAACTACAACGTGAGCATCTGGAGAGATAAGTGGTAAAATTTTTGGTAATACAACTATAGCAAAGATAGCAGTAAGTGCAATTATTCTTCTGGTCCATTGAAAGCCTGTGTTCTCATACTCTCTTGCTTCTTTAAAAGCAGCAGTTTGTACTTCTGCTCTTTGTATTAACATCTTTTGTTCTTCTCTTTTTGCTTTAATACTTTGGGACCAAATACTCATCACTCCACCTAATACAGTAGAGCCTAGCATTGTTATCATTTCAAATGGCATTATCTATTTTCTCCTCTAATTCTTTGATTTTTTTTTGAGCATCATCTAAATCTTTAGTACAAAATTCTAGCTTTTGCAAACACCTTTTATTAGCTGAATCTTTAGACTTATTTGCATCTTCAAGCTCTGCAATCTGTCCTTTCAGTATTCTTACCTGCTCTTTATACTCATTAATAATATCTAGCGAATTATCATTTGGCATATATTATCTTTATCTTTAGTTTCTTTTGTTCTTTAGTAGCACCTCTTGATATAAAAGTTCCTTTAAGATTTCTTTTGTATCCATCTGGTGCAACATAACTATCTTTCTTTCTATAGTTTTTTGACTTAACATCATACCCAATATACTCACCTGTAGACATATTTAAAGTAACAATATCTACCGGACCTAGACCACCAAGCGGTGTAAATACTAATAAGTTTGGATCTTCTGCAAGTTCTATTTGTACTTTCATTTCGCTAACTAAACCAGTGATTGCCTTTTTTCTTCTAGCCATAGCAGCCTTAAAGTTTAAAGTTTTTGAAATAATATAACTATAATTGTGAACATACCACCTATGAGCGCAGACATAGCATAGTATAAATGTTTTTTTATATCTTTGATTTCTGTTTCGATATTATGAATTTTTTGATGAGTTTGTTTTTGCATTATTCTACAAAGTTTTTCGTGTGATTCTATTCTTTCAAGCGCAGAGTTCTTAGGCATTATCTCTCTCCACTGAATTACAAAAATAAGAAACGTATAATTTTTCTTCGTTAAATCTTTCTAAAAAATCATTGGTAGTTTTTATAGTTATTACTGCACCATGTTTTGTGCAATCGGTCCAAGTATTAAAATCTGTAGGATGTGCTATTTGTGTATTACAAAAACCTGTAATAGCCGAACAAATAGTGTAGGCTAAAACAAATTTCATTATAATAAATTAACTAGCAGTATATGCTTTACCAGCAGTAATAGCTGCATTAACTGAAGTCATACTTTCATCTGTCCAGTAATCTTTAGCAACCATAATTTCTAAGTGTTCAACATTTCTGTCAACTGCATTTTGTCTATCTTCTGCTGATTCATCTGCCATTTGAGTTTCATCAATGATACCATTAATTAAATCTACAGAATGACCCATAGCTGTGTAATCTTGTGCTATTTCTTCTGCTGTTTTTACTTCTTCACTCATATTTATCTCCTATTTAGTTGCACACGCAACTGGTTTGTCTTTATCAAGTTTTTTAAAACTATCAATAATTAATTTAGGTTCTACCATAACATTTCTAGGATCACTTTCAACATACTTTATTTCATCCCATTTATCATTCATGTGAAATTGTAGGTTTTTGTTGTGTGAATAACCAAATTGTGTCCACCTTGTTGAACCCCAAACAACTACTCCATGTTTTTCTGCTGATGCTGAAAAGTGATTTAAGCAACTATCAATACTAATAAACCCCTCTGCACCTTTTAACATTTCATGTATATGTGTCCAATGTAGATCACATCTTATAGTACCATTAAAATGTGGTTCATTAGGTAATACGCAGTTAATAATAGTTGTGTTTGGATATTCTTTTCTTAGCATATCAACAACTTGTTGTGCAAGAAAAGGTGGATAGTTTCTATTAGGATTAATATTAACATATTGGTTATTAACATTAAAACCCATTTGAGGTTGTCCACCAGAAAGTTGAATTAAAATATATTTACCTATCTTATTTACCTTTAACCATTCATCAACTTTTTCTTTGTATTGCTCTGTGTATATTTTGGGTTTCATTGATTTATCATATTTAACACCATGATGCTCACAGTAACTTTCTATTAAATGTTGTTTACCAAATTGAAAATTAGATTTATATGGCTCACAATAATATAGATTATCTGATGCCATTATGTCTGGATGTGTTAAAGGTATAGTTCCTTCAAATGCCATCTTAACATTTGGATTACCACCAAAGCAACCAATGTAAGGTGTATATATTTGCACCTCTGATTTTTTTTTAAGTTCTGGTATTAAAGCTGTAAATGCAGTACATTTACCTACTCCGCCTTCTACGACATATGTATTTAACATTTTGTTCCTTTCATTAGTTATTGTTTATTTTTTCTTTAATTCGTCTATTTCTGCTTTTAATTCTTTAATTGCATTGACTAATACAGGTACTAATCTTTCATATTTTAGACCATATCTAGTTTCATCTTCAGTTTGATTAACAACTAACATATCATCTCTATCATTAGCAAAACCTATTTCTTTTTCTAAAGCCAATACGTCTTGTGCTAAGAAACCAATATGTTTTTTATTTTTCTTTTTAGAACCATCTGGTGTTACATCTAATATACTTTGGTTGTCATCAGTTATATACCAACTTCGTTTATCCCATCTATAAGTTTTAGGATTTAATTTTGTTACAAAATCTAAACCATGTGTAAAATCTTCTATATCAGTCTTATCTCTTAAATCTGATGATGAAATTGATGTATCAGCACAATATAAATCTGTGATACTATCATTTCCAAGAACAACATTATTAGAACTTGTTGTAATTGCACCTGATGGGGAACTAGACCTACCTGCATTAAATCCTAATGTTAAGTTATTAGAGCCTGTTGAAATATTGTACCCTGAGTTTCTTCCTACAGCAGTATTACTTTCACCACCATTGGTAAGAAATAAAGCAAAATAACCAAGTGCAGTATGATAACAAGAAGCTGTATTAACAGCCATAGCTTGATAACCAACTGCTAAATTATAATGACCTGTTGTATTTTGGTCTAAAGTTGCTCTACCAATTGCAATATTATGAACACCTGTTGTATTACTTGTTAAAGATTCTTTTCCAACTGCTGTATTAAAACAACCTGTTGTGTTAGCATCTAAAGATAGATGACCAATTGCTACGTTTGAACAACCTGTTGTGTTAACAGCTAATGCACTCTCACCCAAAGCAGTATTTTGACAACCTGTTGTGTTAGTAAATAAAGCATTATTACCTACTGCTGTATTATTAGAAGCTGTGGTGTTATTATATAATGCTTGTCTTCCAACTGCTATATTGCAATTACCTGTTGTATTTGTATATAGAGCAGTATAACCTGATGCTACATTTCTATCACCTGTTGTGTTAGAAAATAAACTCTGTTGTCCGATAGCTGTATTATCTGTTCCTGTTGTATTAGCGTAAAGTGATTTAAGTCCAACTGCTGTATTACTGTTTGCTGTTGTGTTTGCTTTTAGAGATTCTACACCTAATGCAGTATTAGCTGTACCTGTCGTATTATTAAAAAGTGATAAAAAACCAACAGCTGTGTTTTCTGATGCTGTTGTATTTACTTGCATAGCACCTCTACCTACAGCAGTATTAAAATTTCCTGTTGTATTTGCAATAAGTGATGACCTACCTAATGCTGTGTTACAACAACCTGTCGTATTAGAACATAAAGCACAAAAACCTACTGCTGTGTTTTGTGAAGCTGTTGTGTTACATCTTAAAGCACTTAATCCAATTGCAATATTATCTGAACCTGTTGTGTTTGAAAATAAACTTGTTCTACCAAGAGCTACATTACTTTCGCCTGTGGTGTTAGCTATAAGCGATTCAAATCCAAGTGCTGTGTTATTGTTACCTGTTGTATTAGCAGCTAAAGCACATTTACCTACTGCTGTATTTGATGCACCTGTTGTGTTTACTTTTAAAGAATGAGCACCAACTGCTGTATTGTTATCTGCTGTTGTATTAGATTCTAAAGCACTTCCACCTAAAGCAGTATTGAAATCTCCACTAACATTGACAAGCATTGCTCTTGAACCTACAGCAACATTACAACAACCAGATGTGTTGGCTTGCATAGAACATCTTCCAACTGCTGTATTTCTAATACCTGTTGTATTACTATTTAAACTTAAATAACCAACTGCTACTCCATCACTTGCAGTTGTATTAGCAGCTAAAGCCTCTTTACCAACTGCTGTATTACATCCACCTGTTGTATTAGCTTCTAAAGCATCTTTACCAACAGCCACATTGTGAACTCCTGTAGTATTTTCTTTTAAAGAACAAGTTCCTAATGATGTGTTAGCACCACCTGTTGTGGTGTTATACAATGATAAATAACCTACTGCTGCATTATTACTTGCAGTTGTATTTTTTTGTAAAGCAGAACCACCAACAGCTGTATTTTCTCCACCTGTTGTATTAGCTACTAAAGAGTTCGAACCAACTGCTGTATTATTTGCAGCTGTATTAACAACTAAAGTATTATAACCAACTCCTGTATTGTTATCTGAACTAATATTAGCATTTAAACTTTGGTATCCGATTGCTGTATTGTAATTTCCATTTACATTACTTCTTAAAGTTCCAAAACCAAATGCAGTATGACAAGAACCTGTCGTATTTGCCTCTAACGAAGTTCTACCAACAGCAGTGTTTCTTTGACCACTTGTATTAGCTGTCATAGAACAAGAGCCAATTGCAGTATTATGAGCTCCACTTAACGAACCATCATCTAATGCCTTGTCTCCTAACGCAACATTTTCTGTACCTGTTGGATAGTTACCATCTAGTTTGATTGTGCCATTTGCTATATCTAAATTACCAGTACCAGTTATACTATTTGAATTTAAATCTAAGTTTCCACCAAGTTGAGGAGAACTATCGTCAACAACATTTGCTATTCCCGGTGCAATAGAAGTCCAACTTGATCCATCATAAAATTTTAACGCACTATCTCCAGTTACAAAAGCTAAATCACCAGCATCTAAACTTGATGTAGGATTTGAAGATGTAACTCTATATCTTTCTGCAAAACTATTTACACCAGTTATATTTGCAGCAACAGTTGCCATGTTAGTTACATTAGTAGAAGTACCTAAAGTATTCATTGCAGTAACATTAGCTGAAGTACCAAGTACATTCATATCATTAACTACATCTGCTGTAGCTAGTGTGTTCATATCTGACACAACATCTGATGTTCCTAAAATTGCCATATCAGCTACAACTGCTGAAGTACCTAATAAATTCATAGCTGCTACATTTGCAGAAGTTCCTAAAACATTCATGTCATTAACAACATCCGCAGTACCAAGAGTATTCATATCAGTTACTACATCACTTGTTGCAAGTGTATTCATATCTGCAACCACATCAGCAGTTGCTAGAATATTCATATCATTAACTACATCTGTAGTACCTAGTATTGCCATGTCAGCAACTACTGCACTTGCAGATAAAGTATTAATATTTGTTTGTTCAGATGAAGTTGGTTTTAAATTTTGCCATGCAGAACCTGTGTAATTTTTCATTACATCATCTGTAGAATTAAAATATAAAGCTCCAGTTAATAAAGCATTACCATCATTGTCTGTAGATGGATCAGAAGATTTAGCACCTAAGTATCTGTCATCAAAAGAATCAAAACTAGCTGCTGCAGAAGTTGCTGAAGAAGCTGCAGCTGTAGCAGAATTTCCAGCATTTGTTTCTGAAGTAGAAGCTGCTGAAGCTGAGTTAGCACTAGCTGTTGCAGAGTTAGCAGAAGCTGTAGCACTATTTGCACTAGCTGTTGCTGAAGTAGCTGCTGCACTAGCAGAAGTTGTTGCACTTGCAGCGTCAACAATTAAATCCCATTTAGCTGAATCTGTATTTGTTGTAAGCGGTTGTGAACCAGAAGATGTATGTGCTGTGTTTGCTAAAAAAATATTATTTGTACTTGTGTCTTTTACTAAATCTCTAACTTGATAAGCAGTTGATGCTGACCAGTTACCTCTGAAAGTTCCTAGCTCTTGAGTTACTGAAAGTTCTCCAGATGAATCAAAAGATAAAACTTTATTTGCTCTATCAGTTGCACCTACAGTAAACTCTGTAGATGTCATAGTATTTGTTCTTGATAGTTTGATAGATCTGTCTGTTGCTTCCGATACTTGTTGAGCAATCATAGTGTTACGATCCAGACCCTCTTCGTGTGTCTCCGCAGGGAATGGATCATTAGCGATATAATCTATCACTTGAGTTTGCGGGACATTCCTTCTTATAACAACTGTCTCACCCGAAGCGGGTATATTACCACTCGTGAAAACAACAGTTCCACCAGAAGCAGATCCTGCACCTGTAACTGTATAGTGAGTAGTTAATGTTTTAGTTGTCTCTGTTCCTGTAGATGATCTAATAATTACTACTAAGTCGCTGTCCGCAAAAATTTTGAAACTGTAAGCAAAGGTAGTTGTACTACCA